TGGAAGTTGCATCCTCAATAGAGGATTTTCTGCTTCTAATAGTTTATATATCATTCATCATCTCCGTTTTGCTCTTCATAAAGGATTAGTGCGATGAGGGCATAGTTTGCCATATCAATCAATGTGTCTTTAACACTTTCATCCTTTACTTTTAGTTTACCCTTTTTAGCAAATCCCATGATACGACTGAACTTATCACTGATACGAACACAAACACCTTTCCATGCTGGAATACCAGCAATCTCACAGTGTCTAAAGTTTGCAAACACATCTTCTGTACTTGCATAATCGTGTCGTTTTGCATCGTGTGTTGCTTTCATTTCTTCCAACAACTGATAAAATCTTTCGCTTTGTTTCATAATTAATCCTTTGATATTCTACTGAAGTTTTTAACTTTCTCAAACTTAACGACACTTCTGAACTTGTCAAATAGCATGTCTTGTTTATGAGATATGACAAACACATTCTGGTCGTGGAATGTATTCAATATTTTGAGGAAATCATCTGTACCAGTTCCATCCAAAGATGAGTCAAATATCTCATCAAGAATTAATAGATTGGTGTTAGTTGAGTTCTTCATCTTTGCAATTGCTCTCCATGTAAAGAGTAATGCTAAGTCGATACGCATCTTTTCACCTTCAGAAAATGATGCATAAGAAAACTCATCACGAAACCGTGACTTGATTGTTTCGTTGAAGTTTTCGTCAATATTAAAGTTAACAAAGAAATCCATAGAAGATAGATATGTGTTTACCAACTTATTCATAATCGGTAGATACTGTTTAATAATCTTTGTCTTAATACCAGTGTCTTGTAATAGGTTGCGAGCAACATCAATGTAAAACTTATCTTCAGTTAACTTAGACTTTTGTTCTTCAACATGTTCTAGTTTACCTTTCAGTTTTAATAGTTTCTCTTTATCGTCATCCGATACTTGTCCTTTTTCATACGTTTCAATATCTTTTTTTAACTTCTCATTAAAACTTTCCATCTCTTTAATGGATGCACGAATCTTTGCAATCTCTACGTCATGGTGTCGGATTGCTTCTAAGTTTGATATGATAACATCTAGTTTGGACTTTTCGGCATTTTCCAACTCTTCCAACTGTCGGAGTCCTTCTGTGATTTCTCCGACTTTTGTGCCTCTAGATTCAATCTGCGTCTGCTTTGTTGCATCCGTAATTGATTGTTCGCAAGTCGGGCATTCATCGTTGTCCTTGAAAAATTGTATCTGACGGTCATGATTATCTTTCCTATTCTGAAGTGCGGCTTCTGTTTTAGATAGTTTGTTAATCTTCTGTTCTAGTCTTGCTTGTTCTTCTGCATCATATGAAAGTTTATCTTTCTCTTGTTCCAATCCAACTATATCTTCTTTTCTACTATTAATAGTAAAGTTATTGTCGAATACTTTCTGATGGTTTTCAGCAATAATCTCTGACTTGTTATTGACTACTTCCTTGATAAACTTTTCCTGTAAGTTAATCTTTTCTTTAGTCAAGTCATACTCATATTGAACATTACGAGTTTCTTCATTTAGTTCTTTTGTTTTATTCTTTAACAAGAAATTCATAAGAGAGAAAATCTTAATGTCAAGAATATCTTCTACAACCTCACGCCTTGCCTTTGTTGGTAATTGCATAAAGGGAACAAATGTAGAAGAACCTAGAATAACAACCTGTGTAAAGGAACGATAGTTCAATCCCATAATTTGTTGTTCTAGATGTTTCTGATAATCACGAGCATTCGCATCTTGATTAATCATATTACCATTAACATATACTTCAAAAGAATTAGGTTTGATACCACGAACAACCTTTACCTCTTTTGTACCAACACTAAACTCTACTTCAACAACAGAACTACCATTGTTCACAGAGTTTACTAATTGTTTCTTTGCAATGTTACGGAATGGTTTATTAAACAAACCGAAACATAGAGCGTCAAGAATAGTACTTTTACCAGCACCATTCTCTCCAATAATTAATGTGGTTGGACTTCTATCCAACTCTATTTCAGTAAATTGATTTCCTGTTGAAAGAAAGTTCTTCCAACGCACCTTTTTAAATATAATCATTACAGTTCTAAATCACTCGCTTCCAAATATAAAGACTTCATCATATTTGTTAATCTATGTTTATCTAATGTTACATCAAGTTCATCTATGTAACGCTCAAGTAACGTCATTGTATCTTCTGCATTCTCTACAATAGTATCATCAACATTTTCTGCATCTAGTTCACTAAAGTCCTCTACAATCTTTACCTCGTGAGCACCAGATTCACCAAGTACTTTGTCAATAAATCTATCAAAGGCATAGAAGTCTTTTTTGTTAACTACAATAATTTTAACAAACTTATTCTTTAATATACTTACATCAAATTGTGAATAGTCTGTAGTTGTTTCATCATAATATACTTTCTGAAATATAGTATAAGGGTTTACAATACGTTCAAGTTCTCTTGTGGATGTATCAAAAACATGAAATCCTTTTGGACAATTATCATCACTCCATGTCATCTGATAGGTATTACCAAGATAGAATACTTGCCCATCATCAGACTTCTTGTGAAAGTGTCCAGAGAATACTGTATCGAATTTGTTTAGGAATTGTTTGTCATAACCACCTTCTGCATAATGTCCAGCGTGCATTTCAAATCCATTAATCTCTAGGTGTCCCATAGCAACTTGTGCTTTGGTTTCCTTGATATGAGTCATTGTATCTGAATAATTGTCTGGGCAAATCCAAGGAATAAAACAAATAGGAGTACCGTCAAACTCGACAGTAGCCGTTTCTGGATATACAAACATTTTTGGATATCGACCCTCAACAAGTTCTGCAAGAGAGTTAACATCATTTGTGTTCTTGTAGAATGTGTCGTGATTACCCACGAGCATATGTAAGGTAATACCTTCATCTACAAATTTTTGAATAAATCTTTTACGAAAGTCTTGTGCTATCTTGTATGATACAAACTTCCGTCTATCCATAACATCACCCAAATGAATAACAGTATCAATCCCCTTTTCTTTTACATATGGAAAAAATGTCTTTTCCCAAAACTCATAAAAGTATTCGTTGAAAGCTAAGTTGTCATTACGGGCGCCAAAATGGGTATCAGTTATCAGCGCTATTTTCATCTATTATCTCATCACCTTGTTCATCATAAAATTTTTCAAGTCCTTTGGGTTCTTTCTTGGTTTTCTTTTTAGGTTTGTAAACTGCTTCTGGTGGTAAGAAGTTCTTTTGTAGATACTCCACATACACACCCTGTTCACTATCACCATCCATAAGAATGTCAACATTCATGTTTTCAATAATCTTGTGTTTTACATGTTGTTGTTTCTTTTCTTTTTGAATCCTACGAATAAACGCATAATAGATAATTTGCGTAAAATAGGCAAAGGGATTATTTGATTTTTCTGGATTGAAGTTGCTACAATACTGTAGACAGTTCTCAATACCATCAGATATCATTTCATCTCTGTAAGTATAGTTTATAAAATTTGGACGGTAAGATAAGTGATTTGCAATTTTAAGAAAGCATTCTCCAATATAATTAGTCACTGGTGGTTGTGGGTCACCAAGCGCTTCTGCTTCTTTGCATCGCTCTTTCCATTCTTTCATCGCCTCTAGGAACTCTTTGTTATTCACATAATGAGCACCAGATTTCTTTTTAGCCATATTAACTCCACATTGTTGTTGCATGTTTTTATGCAACTATTACTACATTATACAGATTTACACAGATAAGTCAATAGCTTAATTAATTTAAAATAATTTTAAAAAAGTGTTGACTTTTCTCTTGACAACCTGTATCATCAGCTATGTAGGGTTTGAGAATGAATAGGTTTAATGTAAAGTCTTAGTAGTAACTTCACCGTACTCTTCATCCCACTCTTCTTCCTCAATTCGACTGAGTTCGTAATCAGTGGGTTCTCTATCCCTTTGCTGTATGTCACCTTCCTTTTCCATCATTGTAATACAATGTTCGTAAAACTTTGACAGGCCTGTTGAAGCTTGTGTGATAACCATCACCTTATTCTTATCAATATTATATGTATTTTCATGGGAGAAGTGTATCCAGCGTTGTAAGCTAATAGATTCTTCTATTCCATATTTTGTAACCTTGGGTAATACGTTTACTCTCAAGGGTTCTTTAATTTCAAAGGTTCTAGGATGTTCCTTAGAAACAACATCACAAATAATTTCCTCACCACTTAGTAGTTTTAGTATTTGATACTCTGTCATTTTATTTTTATCCTATTGATAGTGTAATCGAACTGCTCTTCATTATAGATATTTATTCGTTCCATGAAGTGTCCAAGGGTGAAATTTCGTTTGGACTTGTACGAGAAGTCATCGGCGATGTCGAAAAGTTGAGCGGTATCTTTAGTTTCAGACCTACGCAATCCACGGCCAATCGACTGCAAGGCACGTACTCTGCTTTTACTTGGACTTGCGAACACGATGTTGTGAAGATTACGAATATTGATACCAGTAGAAAAAGTGCCATACGAAGCAACGATGATCGCATTCTTCTCTTTCTCTGTAATTTCCCTAATTTCTTCACGAGTTTGTGTGTCAGTTCCACCGAATACATAAAAAACTTTTCTGTTTTCAGCAGATTTATTAATCATGTCGTAGAGTACACTTCCATGTTTTTCTACGAACTGAAACAATACTAATGTATTGCTAGTTAGATTGAGAGTCAAATCCCTTATGAATTCGTTTCTCTTTTGATGAGTGACAATATGATTCATCTCATCTTGGTAGTTCATACCCTTTACAAGTTTACATTCTTCCTCTGGGTATGTTAACACCAAAGCTTTGATATTGAATGCGGCAAGTGTCTTTTTGTCAATAAGTTCTTTTGTGGATACTACTCTATTTAGTGAACCGAATAGTCCCTCTAGAACTAATCTGTGTGTTTGCATTCCGTCCAGTGTACCTGTCAGTCCAAACCTATACTTGCATAGATGCAATTTAGTTAAAACATTCGTCAATGATTTTGCTTTAAATAGGTGTGCTTCATCTCCGATTACACAACCGAATTGTTCAAAATATTTTTTTGGAAATTTGTAGATAGATTGCCATGTAGATATAACAACCTTTTTTGAGACATTCTTATCATGTCCACTGTATATTTTTTGCATGTATGCTTCCAACCAACCATAATCGATAAAGTCAGAATACATCTGTTCGACTAGAGATGTTGTTGGAACAAGAATAAGTATCTTGTCGTTTTGATGTTCTCGTAAAAGTATCTCGTAGTATCTTACAAGAATATAAATGATTAACGATTTGCCAGATGCAGTAGGGCTAAGAAGTAAAGCACGATGCTTTCTGATTGCGAAATCCACGGCATCCACTTGGTAATCACGAGGTTTGATTGCTTTTCCTCTAGATTTAAGTTTAAGACCTTTAATGAATCCATCCAGTATTGGTCTATCAATTTGTTTTTCATCTTTTAATTCCTCACTTATTTCATATGGTTCGTCCCAATCCTCTAACCACTTTTCTAGATATGAAAGTAGTCCAAGGTATAACTCTCCGTTTGATGGAGAGAACAGTCTAATTTTACCATCCCATATACGATTGCGATACGCAGGCATAAACTTAGCGCCTGGCACTTCAAAAGTAAAATGTTCTGATAACGACCTTGCGGTTGAAGCTTCGGTATCCACTCTGAGGAATACCTCATTCTTCTTAGTAACTTGAGTCACTAGATAGCACCGTCTACGAACTTACGCCATTCAATAGCATTTTTTATGTCCCATCCTCTAGATTGTATTTGTTTAAGGATTCTTTCACATGAATCAGTACACATCTTATAGTATTCTAATTTCTGTTTTGCCTTGATGAGGTCTTCATCAGAATCTAAGTAAATTGGAATATCTGCTTTAAGTATTTTGTGTTCAAATGGTTTATCACGATATACAATAGGGTCTGCTTTACCCCCATAATACTCCCACTTTTTTCTATAGAGTACACGATACGTTCCTTCATTCATAAGATGAAGTTGTCTAAATGTGTTGTATATTGTTAGGTATTTTTGATGTAGAGTTGCAGACTTTAGAGATTCATCTCCAAGTTCCAAGTCATCCATCTTTAGGTCTTTTTCAGCTTGTTGCTGTAGTTCTTCTAGTGTCATAATATTTTCACCTGTTAATAATAAAAGCGAGCAGAGGTGGTAGAACTTTCTGTTCTAAATTTTCTCTTTTTGAGAATCAAGTATTGGTGTTAAAGTTCACCTTACCTGCTCATACTTATTTATAATTTCGCTATCTCGTACAAATCGTAATTGAACGTAACCGAAGCGGTTAGTCCTGTTGTATCTGTGTCTGTGGTAGCAAACGTAAGTCCAGAAAGTGATGTAGGGTAAATGTTCCTAAACTTCACTTGTACACTGGGGTTGTTCTTGTTTGTCAGTATTGTTAATGTTGCGTCACTGGTTAATACTGAAGGGTTAGTAACATTACCCTTGCCTGCGTTACCAATATCTTTTGTGTCTGTTTCTCTAATTGCCTTTTCAAATTCCTTTGGACTTGTAGGGAAACCAATACCTGTCATCCAATCATGGATTTCTCTATAATTAGACAGGTCTTCTTGTACTAGGAAAGACAGTTCTAATGGACTAAAATCCAATGTGTCTCCCATAAATGGCATTGCCTTATATCTACTGTTCATAATTGCATCACCCGAAAATGCGATGCCAGGCAGATTAATCTCCTGTGCAAAGTATACCGTGTTTGGTACTTTCAGTATATCAAACTTAAATTGAGTTGAACGTGCCAAATCAAGATTGTTTGGTTGTCTGTCAATTGCAGTAGTTATTGCCATGTGTTATATTCCTTTTTCATAATACTATTTATAGCGACCAAAAAAAAAGGGGAAACCGAAGTTCCCCCTTTTCAGATTCGTTTACCGAATTCTTATTACTACATGATGTTAGTAACTTGTACTCTTCTGTAGTATACGTTGTCGTTAGCAGTAAGTGTACCACCACGAGCAGTTGCTCCACCAGCAAATGGGTTTGCAGTAAGACCATATCTAGTCTTGAAACCAATTTTAGGTTGGAAAGTGTTTTCACCAACCGCACGAACCATTTGTAATGGAACGTATGGGCAGTAGAAAATACCACTATCGTAAGGTGAAGTACCCTTATAACCAACAGTGTAGTATTGTTTCGCATCAGCATTTGCTGAATATGGGTCAATGTACACTTTGAAACGTCCGTTAAGAACACCAGCAAAAGTATTACCAGCGTCATCAACATTCAAGTTGTTGTTAAGAGCAGGAGTGTAATCTAATACACCAGCCATTTGAAGTGCAGATGCAACATCAGATGAACAGATGATTACGTTACCTTTTCCTCTACGAGTTTGTTGAGCAATTACATTCGCATCTCTTTCAAGTTGGAACATAAGTCCTTTGAACTTCTCAACACTCCAACGACCGTTTGAGTCAACGTCCATGTCGAAGATACCAGCAGTTGCAGTATCAGTCTGAGCACCTGGCTTAGCAGTTACATAGATTGAACGAATAACTTCACGGTTGATTTCGTTAAGAATTTCAGCAGAAAGGATGTTTGCAAGTTCTGTCTCAGCGTCTAAACCGTGGATTGCTTTCAAGTCTTGTGCAAGTTCCATAGTGTATTCTGCTTTAAGAGCTCTTGACTTTGCAGTAACAGTTTGCTTCTCGATTGAGAATGCCATTTCTGCGAAGTGGTTAGAACCAGAGTCACCTTTAGCTTCTGCGTCAGCAGTTGACATACCAGTACCACCAGTATAAGTACCAGCTGGCGAATCGTTAAGAATCGCTGGGTTAGTACCTGCTTGTGTACCGTCACCAGAGAAGTCAGAGTCTGCTTCGTTGTAGAAAGTCTCTGTACCACTTTGGTTAGTGTAACGTGAACGCATTGCAAAAATCAAACCAGTTGGGCCAGTCATAGGTTGTACACCTGCCACATCGTATGCGATAAGGTTAGGCATAGCACGTCTGACTAATGAAATTAGGATTGGATCCCAATTATCAACGGCAGAACCAGTTGAGTTAGTTGGTGCAGCTTCTGATAAGAACGCAGAGTCCTCACGAAGTGCTTTTTCTTGGTTTTCTAGGATAACAGTAGTTACAGCCTTACGATAAGAATCATTAATCTCTGGAAGATCATTGTGTTCTAGGACTGGTTGCCACTTTTCCTGTAAATGTTCAGTTTGAAACATTTGTTTTTCTCCTTGTTTGAGTTTTTTTCTAATAATATTTATAAGAAGTTAAGCTTTGATAGATAAAATCTTCCGCAGCCTAAGCCTTACCTCGCTTTACATTTTTACTAATTGCACTCATATAAGCACTCATAGCACCAGTTGTATCGTAAGATTCTGAACCATCTGATTCGGAATCTACAGATTCAGCGACAGTTGTTGCTTTCGGGAAATAGCTTTCCTTGAGCGTGTCGAGTTTACTTCTGAAAGAATCTTCATCAGTAAAATCTACATCTTCTGCAAGAGATTTAAATTTTTCAGCTTCAGTGTCAGCCAAATCTGAAGCAACCTCTGCAAAAACAGACTCACGAACCAACTGATTGTTCTGCTTCTTTAGTTCAGCAGACTTCTCGATTTGTTCATTGAGTTTGGCTTCTAGAGCATCAAGCTTCTCAGCCTGTTGTCCTAAGATGTCGTACTTTTCGTCTGGAACATCAATATAATGCTCCTCGAAAAGAGATTTAAGTCCAGAAATGAAATCTTCTGCAATCTCGCCTTTGAGACCACGTTCAATTGCAATTTCGTTTTCTTTCATCCACTCTTCAACAACATAACCCATGTATGCGTCAACTTTTTCAGTTAACTCAGTTTGGATTCTGTTTGTTTCTTCAGCAACTTCTTGAACCTTTGCAGATTCAATTCTCTCTACTTCTGAACGAAGTTTTGATTTTACAGCTGCTTCAAAAATTGTAGATGCTTTTTCCTTAAACTCTTCAGATAGTTCTTCACCTTCAGTAAGTGCAGAAACATCTTCAGAAACATCAACTGACGCAAGGCGGTCATCAAGAGTAGATTCGTCAACCTTTTCGGCTTCTTCCTCTTTCTCTTCTTCTTCCTTGTTCATCATTTTATCGTAAGATGCTTTCAAGTCTCCAGCTTTCATGTTTTCCATTTCGGAATACATTGCTTTAAGCATTTCAGCTTTAGTCATCTTAGCTTCTTCTAGTTCCTCACCGTCATGGTCAATTTCGTTACCAGCGGCTAGAGGTTCTTTAATTTTAGTAGGTGTGGTGTCTCCACCAGCGTCCTTTGCGCCTTTAGTTTGTGCATCTTTTGCCTGTTTAGTAGACTTAGTATTGTCCACTTTTTTGTCATCAGATTTTGTAACCGCAGGGCCAAGGTCTTGAACTTCACCTTCTTGTTTTTCCATTGAGTCGCCTTTTGCAGCACCCGCTTTTGGGTTCGCAGCTTCTTCAAGTTCCGCTGACACTTCTGCTTCTAGTTCCTCAATTGTCTTGTCTAGTTCTGACATTGGGATTTTCTCCTTGGTTGTTTTATTAACATATTTATAATGATTAAAGTTTTGACAGAAATTTTGCGAAGGCAAGTGCGGAAACATTTGACTGTTTCTTTCTTACCGACTCATTGATTTCATCATGGATTTCGGCAATCTCAACTTCTTTGAGTATTCCGTTGTTCCAAATCCACTCTTTACCTTCCATAATCCCTTCAACAAAGGCTTGAGGTGCAGATGGGTCTGCAACAATATCTGCCGCAGTGGCCAGATAAAAATCGTCTTTCACATAATTCGCACCACTTCTAGACTCAATAGAACCCATACCTCTTGAAGAGACACCAAGTTTACCACCGTCTTTAATTAATGCTTTCGCTATTTCCCCCATTGGAGTAGAGAGCAGTTTCGCCTCACCAATAAAGTTCTTTCCATCAGCTTCCAGTTTAGTTATCATGTGCGATACTCTGTCAAGATTGACAGTGGGGCCCTCTGGATGTCCAAGTTCCCCGAAGGCACGACCTTCAGCAACAAATTCTTTGTTATAGCGTTTTACTTCTTTTTGAAGTACCGCCATTGGGTAGACACGACCGTTACGGTTTTTCATGTCTGCCTGCATAAAGATTCCACGAATCTTCATTTCTTTTGAACCACCGTCTTTTTCTTCAACGATGTATTCTACGTCTTGTATCTGTTCAGCTATTAGTTTCATATTAGAATCCTGCCGCTACAATAGGAGTAATTTTAAAATCGGTAGCACCACGAAATCCAACTCCAATATCTGTGTGAATAACAACACCAGCGTTTGCACCAATTCTTATAGAACCAGTATCACCATCGTCTGCTGAGTTTCTAATTGTTACCGAACCTACTGAACCTGTGTTGAACACATAATGTGCAGTAGCGGTTTTGCCTTTGGTAGAACCTGTGGCAAGTGCTTCTTCTGCTCCGATTATCTTCATATTACTCTTCCTAAATTGCTAGCATTTCTTTTTCAAAATAGTCCATAAGTGCCTTATGCGGAACTTTGAACTTCTTAGAAACACTATTTATTGTTTTTTCAAAAGTATTTAGGAAATTGTTAGGTTTCGCATCCATTTCCTTAAAAATAGCGTCAATAGCATTTTTCATCGCTGGAGATAACTTCTTATACTCCCTCGACTTTTTATGCTCGTCTTTCTCTGGTAAGTTCTGTTTGAACTGTGAAAGAGTTTTACTCACTATCCTTGTCTACCTTTGAGTCTGAAATATGGTGAGTCACAAATGTCTGTGCCACCTCTTGTCTTTTAGTCTCTAATGCACTACCAACCTTAGTAGCAAGAGCGCTATTAAAGTGTGTCTCCGCCGCAAGGTTGTCACCAGATGCAATAGAACTTACAAAGTCTTTTACATTATCTACCATTATTTATCTCCTTTATTTGGGTCGTTATGTGCGAACATACCGTCATCGTCACCTGCCATGTCTCCACCTTCTTCATCTTTAAGTTGATTGTCAATTTCTTCAATCTCCTCATCAGACATTCTAAGGATTTGCTTCTTAACATATTCCTTAGAGAAATATGTACCGACATAAGACTCGACTTGACCAAGCATGTCCAATCTATCCCGAAGAATTTCTGCATTCTTCAGTTCTGTAAAATGTCCATCTGCAAGAAAGTCAAATTGTATATGTTCTTTAAAGTGATTCCACTCTTCTAATGCAATCACACCCTTCAATAGAAGTTGCGATTTTAGCATGTCTAAGAACATATTACTAAACTTCTTACGAAGTCTTTGGACAAATTTTGTAAATTTAAGTTCATCTCTCGTAATGTTATCAGAACGACCTAATTGGAAACCTGTTTCCTCTGCAAGTCTTGATACTGGTACGTTTAATGAACGGAATAATTTTTTCTGGAAGTAGGTAATGTCATCAATCTCACCAAGGTTTGAACCGCCTGGCAAAGTTGTAATCTCTGTACCTCTACCACCTTCTCTACGAGGCAACCAGAAATCTTCCAACATAGACATATGGTTTCTATCATCTCTGATTTCACCAGTTCTTGCATCGTATACCATTTTGTTACGATAACGATTCATCACATCTTTTAGATATGATTCTGCTTTCATCTTTGGTAGATTACCTACGTCAATATAAAAGATACGTCTTTCAGGCGCACGAGATATACGATAGATAACTAACGAATCCTCAATCATACGCAACTGATTGACAGGTTTGATTGCTTTGTTTAGATATGAAAGTACTGTACCCTTGGACATATCAATAAGTCCAGAAGGACAGTATGTAATGGAATCTGCTGTAATCTTGATTCCACTAGATGTTCCTACGTTTTGTTCCCAACCCTTGTCATTGTACAGGTAGAAATCGTCAACTTTTTTGACCATCTCCATACCAGTGTTCTTGTCAAGGTCTTTCTGGGTTTCTCTCGCTTTTTTGATTTTGCGAGGGTCGATATATCTAACCTCTTTGATACCCTTGCGAGGGCTCTTGGGGTCGATAATTTTATGATAATAAATTCTGCCATCAACATACCAACGTCTAAAGATATCATGTCCCTTTGCATTAAAGTCTAATAAATGAAGAATTTCATGGAACTCTTCTCTTACTTTTTGTTTAATGTTTTGGGATACGTCTAGTCTGTCAAGTGATATTGATACAGATTGGTCACGTTCATCACTTACAATTGCTTCATTTACGATATCTTCAATAGCACTGTCACACTCTGGTTGTTGTGCAATATCACGATATCTACGGATTAAATCAACTTCATTACGGTCTCTTCCGTCCATATCAAGGACAGAAGCGTAATGACCACCGCCCGATACAATATCGAGGGTGCCGTCATCAGAGACAGGAGAAGTGAAACTATCACTTCCCCTATCTTGATTCGCTCTTGTAATTCTGAAACCGAAAAGTTCCGCCATACTATAATTCTCCTAAGTTTTACCCTTCTATTTAGTCGGGTAAAAAAGAGGACTTATACCGCACTAGCGGAGAAACTTGTGTATCTCCAAGTAATATCAAATGTTTCGATATCACTTACGGTATCATATGACAGTTCAATCGGTGTGATTGCTGTCGGCCAACAGTTCTTTAGAACATATGACTTCAGAATGTTATCATCTCTATCAAGTTGTTCAACTCTCAATTGTGCAGTATAATCTGACACATTTGTAAGTCCAACACCTGTTTCTAGGTCATTGATACCACTCATCCAACGCTCCATTGCGTTACGAACCATAAAGTCCGTATCGTTAATGATTGTTGTAGTCCATGCTTCAACTGTTCTGTCGCCCGCCATGTAGAGTTGTCTACCTCTGAATTGAACTTCAATTTCAGAAATAGTTTGCCCTGGCAATGATGTAGCCTTTACGAGAAAACTCGCACGATTAACGTCCAGCCCAGTTGTAATTGCTGGGGGAGTAGTCATAATCACACGATATTGATTCGCTCTTGCACCACCACCGATAAGGTTTGATTTGAAATCGTCTATACTAGCCATGATTAACCCCCTACCTCACTAAACGCAACACCAGTTCTTACGGCGATGAAATTTAGTGTAATAAAATTGATGGAACGAGCAGGTTTAATGTAAATGTCAGCGACAAATTCATTCCTGTCGATTACTTCACCTGTGTTGTTAGTATCATCAGCAACTACTGAGAAATCAGTAATACCTCTTCTACCTTGAACATCACGAAGGAAAGGTTCAACTAAGTTTTTAAACTGTGCCTGAGTAAACGCATCGTTTATTTCAAACAGTTGGAACTTAGCTGCAGTAGCAATCGCTTTCTCAAGAACAATGAACAATCTACGAACATTAATTCTATCGAATGCAGAAGGTCTAGACAACGCAGTTTTGTCACCGAAGAGAACAGTACCTTGGCCTGGGAATGTGCAAACAGGGTTTACACGAGCAGGATAAAGAATGTCTCTTTGTGCTTTAGTTGGGTTGTACGCAAGTTTAACTGCACCACGAACTTGTCCTCTGTTGTAACCCGCTGGTGAGAACCAAGGGTCTGCAACATTGTCTGTGTTCGCAGCAAGTCCTGCCATGTCACCATTTAATGGAACATAACGGTATACGTCTGCATACTTATCATACATGTACTTGTAACCACTGTCAAACACTGCATAAGAAGAACTTGCGAGATTATCGAAGAACCCTTTAACATTGTTTGTTGCAGCAGCACCAGTTGCAACACCGACTACATCTGCTCTACGAGGAGATATAAATCCAACTACGTCTTTTCTTGCTTCACACAAGTCCATAATCATAGTTGCGTGTGTTACACCATCTGTACTAGCAGGACATGAACCTGCCATGATAAGGTTGATATCAATAGTGTCTGTATCTGCAAACAGGTTGTATGCAATATCTAGTTCACCGATAGTTGGGTTATCGTCTGTACCACCTAAAAGGTCGTCATTGATAATTCCAGCGTCACCAGCTCCAGATGCATATGCAGCACCAGATGCAAGGTCAGTACCAGCATTAGTTAATGATGTTGGATGATCCATCCAACGAACCATTCTAGAACCAGTGTTTACTACGTTTGCGTAGAAGTTAGTTCCACCTTGTGCTGTTTTTGAACCAGATGCTTGTGATACGAATGGGTAGACTTCAAGAACTGCATTAGTTCTTTGTCCAGCAACATCCGAATCAAACCCACTGATACCACCATTCATGTCATGCACTACAACGTGCATTTCATCATTGGTTACACCTTTAGAAGTTGCCCATGTTGATGTGCCTGGGGCAGCATCGAACAAGTCATAGAACTTCCAACGTCTACGAACATTAGTCGCAGCAACGAGAGCAGATTTTAGTCCACCACCGTTAGGGTTATCTAGTTGTCTAATAGTTAGATTGTCTGTTGCAACAGCAGTAACTTCATACTGTTGTCCGTCTGCTTCTTGGAAATATACAACATCACCTACAGTGAATTTTGCACCACCGTCACCAGAAGAACCACCACCATTGTCGATACCGACTGTAGTGTCTCCAGCAGCAGGTGTTCCAGTTGTTACACCTAGTGTTCCAGCGTTACCACTGAATGTTTCCTCAAATGCACCAGCATTTGCACAGATAGATACAGCAAGGGAGTTACCCCAAGTGCCTGGGAATTTAGATGCCCAGTTACCGATAGAACCTTGTCCACCAGCATAGTTGTTATCATAATCATTGTCATTTTTAATCTTCAATCCAGAACCATTTGCGGTAGCGTTAATCGCAGCAGTATCTGCTCTGATTACACGAAGTCCGTTTGTGTACTGAAGGAAGTTGGCGGCGGTGAACCAATTTTCAAAGTTATTTGAATTTGGTTTACCAAAGATATCGACCAATTCTTGCTCTGAACCGATTGGAATGATTTCTTCTACAGGGCCTTTTGAAAAGCCAGAAGCAATCGCACCAATTGAGGTTGCAACAGCAGGAACGACATTGGTCAAGTCTATCTCTTTGACGAGAACGCCTGGGGATACTTGAAATGCCATCTTTGTTTTCTCCTTTGTGGATTCAATAATTTAGTTTAACTCAAACTTACGAATATATTTATAAAATCGCATCTCTACACTTTTGGTTTTTATAGGTTTCTTAGCATATAAATAAATTTATGTCAGAATTCTATCAAAAGTACAAACAAACAATCAAACGTGTGTCTCAACGTAACTATAGGAAACGTATCATCTGGGTAAACGAATACCTAGAGGATAAGTACTGTCATTACTGTGGAGAATCCGAAAATGCATGTCTCCAATTCCACCCACACGAGGCAGAAATACGCAAACGCACAAAAAGAAAGGGACTAAATGAGGAATCCAGAAAAGAAGTTGTTGGTTTCATCGAAAAGTCCAAAGTTGTTTGTGCTAATTGTTACTTAAAATTAGATAATGACCTAATTGATATTATGTAGGTATTTGCCTATTTCTACCAATCTGAGTCGTGTGTACGAACTACTGGACTCCATCTAGTACCATATTCATCTACAACAGTCTCACCATATGGTTCTTGAACACCATCATCCATAAATCCAAATGGCGCCATATCCTGTTCTAATTGGTTCTGTTGTTCTTGAAACATCCTTGCACGAATATCATCATCTGTTAATTCTTTAAAATATGTTTGTTCTATCAACCATCCGAACAATACACAACACATTACAAGGTCATCTGTGTGTCCTTCTTCTGCCTCATATGATTGTCCTTTGAGAATAAAGGTAGATAGTTCTGTGATTAAGTCATAGTCTTGGATAAACATCTTATCAGTTTCGATAACCTGTTTAATATTGGAACAACCTAGTCTTTTTACAGCCTTTGTTGTTCTTACCCCAAGTTGTGCTTTTCCACCGCTAAAACCACCCCCAACGACTTGACCCGCACGACCTCGCATGCTTGCCATTATTAGGTTCTCATACTCTAAGTCAAATTGTAGTGCAGTTGCGACTTGTTCACCAATATCATTTACCTCTATCAGTACATATGCCATGTTATATGCTTTCGCAACATCATGGATAATATTAGGGAATAACATAGGTTTAATCTCATTGTCACGATACTTTGCAACAATACGATAGGGGACTGTAGATACATCAAATACAATAAATGCAGAATAATCGTTATTCGTACCTCTTGATACGTCTGCAACAATTACATATGTTTTACCATGTTGTGGTTTCTCATACATATCCAACCCAGCATTAGATGTGATTGGATTGTGGAATGCCATTGCTTTAATCTTAGCAGGATGTATTAATGTGTTTGCAGAACCAAGGAATTCACACTCAAACTCTCGTTTAAATTGTTCCTCTGAGGTGTTCGCTATTGTCTCTTTCTTCCACTTTTCGTCACGCCCTGGCACTTGACTACCTTTGTAGATTTACCAGATGAGATTGTGGGATACACAGAACTAAAGAAGTCCTCTGCTACGTTAGTTGGAACGAATGCAAATTCGTCCAAGAATATCATGTTATAAGAACCACCACGAACAGCAGATGAAGATGTAGAGGATGCAACCACCCACTACCATTCTCTAAGTCTACTGAACCTTTGTTCCAAGATACCACTCCCTGTTGTAACCACTTAGGAAGGTTCTCATATGCAAGTTGCAGTCTACCAAGAATATCTCGTGCAGTTGCAGCTTTGTTCGCTAGAATGGCAACATTCATGTTAGG